AGCATTCTCCATCATTATGATATAACTGGATCTTGATTGCATTATCTGAGCTATCAATAAGCAATTTTCCATGTGTTTTAAGACCTTTTCCGTCCACTTCTTCATCATCCTGTTGATCCAGCACAACTGCGGCCATCAACTCAGGAACCCGCTTTACAATCTGTGATTTCAACTCAGCATTTTCCTGCTCAAGTTCTCTTATCTTTTTATTCAAACTGAGAATTTCTGCATGACTTGCTTCAATATCAAAGGCATCTCCTCTTATCCACCCTGGACGCTTTTTTCGATCCATTTGCTGATGTAAAGATTCTGAAACCTCTCTAGCAAGTTCGTCAATATTAGTCCACCACTGTACCGTTCGTCCTTTTTTAGCTTCTGTCTTGAAATCAGCCAGCTTTTTTATACTTTCTGGATCTTTTTCTATAAATTCCGGCTTAATTGCCACATCATCATCAATTATGAATACCAGAACAGGAATTTTCTTCTCTCTCGCATAGCGAAATTCCTTTTCCGTATAGCTAATTCCAGCATCCGATCCAGATTCTATTACAGAGCCATATCGCTGTCCCAAAATCAAAACATAATAATCCGAACTATCAATCGTCTCTTGTATGATTTCCCACTGTTCTTCGTCAGCAGCGTTAAACATCTCCATACCAACTGGGAAATGCATCATCGATAGGATGGCATCTCTTACTTTGCTACGGGCTTCTATCAAATCTTTATACGTTGATGAAATAAAAATCTGGTATTTCTTTTCCATGTTATATCACTTCCTTACAAGCTAGTGGTTCATTCCATAACCCATCAATTATTGTAGCGCATATAATTCTACTAATTCCTGAAGAATCTGTTCTTTCGTTCGTCCCACAAGCCCCAACTGTTTAACATCAACCGTTTCATTTTCCATTCGATCAACAAACTTCTGCATATCCTCATACACGCCACTAGGAGTGACAATCTTAACCGTAGGGTCAAGCAGTTCAGTCAAACGAAAAACATCATTTTTATGTTTCTTAATGTTTTTACTATCAACGTGTTCTCCGGCTGCTTTGCGATCCGTCAAATCCATCCATGCTTTCGCCTTGAACGGAATCAAATATGCAGCGTCCAAAACCGTTACTCCATCAACAGTCACTTTCCCCTGCTTCAAGAACTCATAGTAATCATCATCCAAAAGGATTGCAGACAAGCTCGATATATCCTCATCCATTGGCAGCGGTGTCAATACTGCATCATCTGGAAGTTGAATTGCATCCAGTTTTCTAGTGAACAGTTCGATCATTGCTGGATAACGGTTTGAAGTCGGGTGACTGAACCGATAAAACTGCGGCACACCAGAGCTTTTATTACGATGTTCGTATCCAGCCTGTTTTACATAGTCCCAGAATTTTCTTCCAAAAGCCGCATCCACGGCTTCAATAATTAGAACAAGGTCAATGTCTTTTGTTGCACGGAAGTCTAAGCCTTCTTCTGTCATCAAGATGTCACACGCAGTTCCACCGATAATTGCATACTGGCTTTCGTTACCCTTGAACCATTCCTTAAAGCTTTCAATCCCTGTTACCATCTATCTTCCTCCACAGATTATTTAACATTTCTTCTACTGCTTCTTCTACCCGTTCATCTGCATCTTCCCTGAGCGATAATGCCAGAGAAAGTCCATCGACCATTTTTCCCTTCGATAATTTTCGTGGGTCATATCTCCACATTTCAACAGCCACCTGTGAATTTGAGTCCTGTAAATCCTTGGTCATACAGTCATTCCACTGAGATATTTTTTCTGAAGCATAGCACCGAACACTAGGCGCATTGAGCATCGAATACTCCGCCAATGCGAAATATCCACTCTCCAACAATTCACTCTTTACTTCCTCGCATGGAACATAGACCGTCCTTTTCACAGGATTGAGCAGAACTTTCTCTGCTTTGTAAAATAACTCTTTGGCAGAGTTTTCCGAAAGCAGTATCTTCTGCACTCCAATTTTTCTTGATCGCAGAAATCCCATTCCTTCAAGTTGTTTAGAAGCTCTGGAAATAGACGTTGGTGTCAAATCCAAATCTTTTGCAGCTTGACTTGTAGACAGCTCCTTTGCTCCCTCATAAATATAGTAAAGCAACAGCATCTGCGCCGATGGCAAGATTTCTTCTCTGTCACTCTTTTCTGCATCACAGCGTTCCTGCAAATATGCTGCCATAAAGGGCAGATAAATTTGCTTTCCATCCACAATAAATGCTATTTTCTCTCGAAGCAAATACTCTTTCTGCCGTGCAGTGATCTGTTCCAATACTAAAATCACCGGACAATCCGCAACCTTTTTCACACGTTCCAGATGCTTTTTTAATGTTTCCACCTGCTCCAATTCGGTTTTTGGATACAAAAAAACTGCTTTTTGACCACTCAGAGATACTTTCTGTGAATCATACCTTGTACTGATGAAGTTTGGCAAATGCTCTAAAGCTTTATTTTCATATAGCACTTCAATTCCTAAAACTCGCTTAAGGTATTCCACTCTATCGCCTCCATTCACAACTCTTTTTCTGTATTATAACTCATTTTAAGTTAAGATACAATATAAAAGTTATGATTATCCAAATCCAGCTATTGAAACACCAATATTTTCCAAACAATTTTGCTTTCATTTCACTTCTTGATACCCCTCCCTTACCGTGCTATACTATTATCAAATCAAATATTGAGGGAGTGCATTGTCATGAGCAAAAAGCTTGTTGCCTATTTTTCTGCCAGCGGCATTACCGCAAAAGTTGCCGAAGATTTAGCAGATGCCATCGGTGCAGACATTTTTGAAATCCGTCCCGAAGTCCCTTACACAAAAGCCGATCTGAACTGGATGGATAAGAAATCCCGCAGCACCATCGAAATGAGCGATCCTACCTCTCGCCCTGCCATCGCTGCCAAGCGTGATAACATGGACGAATACGACACCATCTTTGTCGGATTCCCCATCTGGTGGTATGTTGCTCCCACCATTATCAATACATTTCTGGAAAGCTATGATTTGAAGGGTAAAACAATCATTCCCTTTGCCACATCTGGCGGCAGCGACATGGGTAAGACCAACGAAAAACTTGCGCCGAGCTGCCCCGGTGCAAAGCTGCTGCATGGTAAGGTATTCAATTCCTATTCCAGCAAAGCCGACTTGTCCGCATGGGTAGAAACCCTCAGCCTCTAATAGACACATTCCTGCGGAATGAAACACCCGCCTGGTCGAGAAGATTTCCTGAATCCTCTCACCCAGACGGGTATTCTTTTTCTTATGCCGCTTCTTCCATCCAATTATGCGCCATACTTTTCCAACGCTCTCCGAATCACATCCTCACAGTTGAACTCTATTTTCATCGTTTGGTCGTCATACAGATAAACCATGCTGACAAAAGCATCCACACATTCTTTTGTCAGCCCACCGATGTACGTTTTCTCGCTGGCCTGCTTTGTCAGAGCGCGGATTTCTTCATCCAATTCATCGGCACACTCCTGTTCTTCCTTTTCTATCCGTATGCTATCCTGCAATGCAGCCAGTTTTTCCGAAAGAGCCTTTTTCTTTTCTATATACGCATCTCGCAGCAGCACACCGTCCGCATACGATTCATATAGTTTGATTTGCTCTACCCGAATGGCTTCTGCTTGCTTTTCCAAGTCCTCAATGTCCACGCAGCGCACCGTGATAGACTGCTTTTTCTGCATTCCCTGATTTACCACATCCAGCGCATAGAATACTGTTTTTATCGCACGAGCCACTTTTGCGTTCACCGAATATTCTCTGTAATAGCCGCCGTAGCATTTAGAGAACTTTCCGGCTGACCGTTTATAGCCGCAATAGAAAACCATTTCCCCATATTGCCTTTCGTGGCGAAGCTGCCGATTACAGTTTCCGCAGCAGATTTTTCCTTTTAACGCAAAATCATCACCCACCTTATACTGAATTGGAGTCACGTTACGGATTGCTTTCTGTGCCTGATAGTATTCATCTTTTGTCACGATGGCCGCATGAGCGTTTTCTGCGATGATCCACTTATCCTCCGGGAGCGTCCGAACAGAGGTAGTATTCACATCAATTTTCTTTCTTCTCCCCATAACCAGCGCACCAGTGTATTCATACCGTCTAAGGATTCTCCACACGATCGCTGCGTTCCATAACATTTCGCTATCCGGGGCAATAATAGGATTGCTGCCCATCAGCAGATTCTTTCGTTTCGCATACAATCCCGGCGTAGGAAGATTTAATTCGTTCATGCCGTAGGCGATCTGCGTTGTATTGCGGCCGGACAATGCTAATTCAAATACTTTTTTCACGCAGGGTGCTGCCTCCGGGTCAATCTCCCACCGCTGCCCACCTTTCTTGTTCCACACATATCCAAAAGGAACATTCGTGCAGGTGGCTTTCCCGTTCTTCCAGTTCGTTTCCAGAGCAGCCCGAATCTTTTTCGCAATATCCCGGCTATACATATTATTCACCAGATTGCTGACCGCCACTTCGATTCCCGGTGTTCCGTTGTTCAGTTTCATGCTGTCAAAGGAATTATTCACAGCAATAAACCGAACTCCCATCAACGGAAAAATCTGTTCAATGTAATCGCCAACACCGATATAGTCACGACCAAGGCGGGATAAATCCTTTACCATGATGACTTTTATATCGCCCTGCTTCAAATCCACGATCATTTTCTGAAAAGCCGGACGATTAAAATTTGTTCCAGTATAGCCATCATCTACATATTCTACAATCTCGCCAAACAAATCTTCCTGCTTCCCAATGTAATCGTGGAGCAGCATCCGTTGGTTCTCAATGCTGTTACTTTCATCCTTGCTGCCCTTTTTCAAATCTCCGTCTGCCAATGATAAGCGGAGATAGATTGCAATTTTATCATTCATTCTGAACCTCCGACATGATTGCAAGCACTTCCTGATAGGGGTCGCTACACTTAAATTCGACCTCCACAGAATTGTCCATTCCTACATAGATTCTCTTGATAAGTTCATGCACCAGTTCTTCATCAAATTCATTTTGATTCAGAATCCCGCGCATCCGCTCCATCTGCGCATCGCAGATTTTGATTCTTTTTTCCAGTTCCAATGCACGTTGACGCTGCTTTTGCAGTTCATGTTCCAACCGCTGCTTTTCTGCTATGTAGTGTTCCTTTAGCTGACTGTATTCATCTTCGTCCAGAATTTCAGCTTTATAGTCCTCATATAAGCGCAACCGCCGTTCTTCAGCTTCCTGAATCCGAAACAGGATAGAGTTTTCTTTCATTTTGATGGAACGAGCCGAATCCAGATTGCTGCTGCGCATCATGTCTTTTACCAGCTTTTCTTCTTCACACATGGTAGACACCAAATGATGAATCTGATCCATCGCCACCATCATCAGCATTTTCTCCGGCACCGCATGATAGGCACAGGGAGTCGTGTTCTTCTTTCTTTTGCAAATGAACACTCCATAGTGCGTTTCTTTCACCGTGCCATGCACTCGCCGTTCAAACGTCATGTTGCGTCTGCAGCAGCCACAGTAAACCATTCCTGAGAGATGGTTATAACACTTTTCTCTGGTTGCCTTGGAACGAGCCATCGCCCTTTCCCGTTTTTCCTTATTCTGCTCCCGCCGTGCCTGCACTTTTTCAAAATCCGATTTCAGAATGATTGCTTCATGAGCGTTTTCAACAATATGCCATTCCTTCTTTTCCACAGGATGGAGGCCAATCCCTTTGTATGATGCAGTTTGCGTTTTCCCAGATACCAGTTCTCCAATATAAGCACTGCTGTTTAAAATACGAAGAACCGTACTGGGATGCCATTTATTATAGGTAGGGTCATCTCCCTCATGCAATTTGCGATTCAGCCGTTCGTTCGGCCTTGCCACTCCTAAAAATTCCAACCTGCGGGCAATTTCGTTTGTGCTCACTCCTGCAAGATACCATTGATAGATCAGTTTGACCCACTTTGCATCCTCAGTCGCTTCAAACTTATTTCCCTGCTGGTTCAACTGATAGCCATACGGTGTACACCACGATGTAGGGATTCCCTTTTCGCGGCGCATCTGGTAACTAAGGCTGATTTTCTTTGAAATATCCTTAGCGTACAAGCTGTTTACCATGTTCTTGATGGGAACCGCAAGACTATCCACATCCGACTGCCGGATGTTGTCAAAATCATCGTTGATGGCGATAAAACGAACATGGAGCATCGGGAAAATAGTTTCCAGATAGCTTCCCGTTTCGATATAGTCACGACCAAATCGAGATAAGTCCTTCACTACGATGCACTGAATTTTGCCTGTCCGTACATCCTGCATCATACGCTCAAATTCTGGTCGGTCAAAACGTGTTCCCGAAAAACCGTTGTCTGCATAGGTATCGGTCAGCGTCAGATCCGGGTTTTCCCTAATATAATTATGAATTTGCAAAATCTGTGTGTGCAGGGAATCTTCTGTTTCATGCCCGCCGTTCTCAACCGACAGCCGCGCATACGCTGCCGTGCGCAGAAGTTCTTTTTCGTTTTGCTGTACGGCCTCCTGCACAGCGGCCTGCGGCATCATATTCTTTCTACTCTTTCTTGCCATTACAATCTTCCTCTCCGTTGTTCAGCCATTCTTCCGGGAAGAATCTCTTCCACTCACTTTCTTGTAGGATCACTTCTACCCGTTCAAAATCTACGATCCATACATGGTCAAGCCATTCTTTAAGATGTGCGCGCTCCAGCGTTTCAGGAATTGAAATCGCTCGGAACTTCATCAACCAGGGATTCCCATGGCTAAATGCTTTTTCTATGTCATTAACAGCCAGCATTACTTTTTTAAAGGCCGTTTCCTGCTTCTGGACTGCCACCTGATACTGATGTTCATACTCCTCTACCTGTTCTAGCGAAATTAATCCCTGCTCGTATTTCCGATAAACTGCTGTTCGTTCATCGTCCTTGGCCATCAAGTGCGCAACGATCTCATTTGCTCTTTTTCTGTACTGCAACAGTCCAGCATCCATGCACTGCTTGACTTTCTCAGGATTCAAGTCCAGCACCCTATCAATACGCGCAGCTTGCATTTTTTCTTTTTCCAAAGCTGAAAGAATCTCTCGAAAGATTTTTTCGCTTTCGATGAAAGGGGCTTTTCCAGAGAAGCATCTATACCCCTTGTCAAACGAATAGATTTGCTGGCTTTCATCTTCTGATGTTCTGCACAGCAGTCCTTTTCCGCTTTCTTTGTCATAGATTTTTTTGAAGAGCAGATTTGGTTTTTTTCGGGCCTTTTTTCTCGAAGGCAACCTCGTAGATTCCAACTTTTTCTGGGCTTTCTGAAATTCCGTCTTTGAAACAATCGCCGGAACCTCCAATTCTCGCTTTGCCTTTGCCAGTGTCAGCGTACACTTTCCGATATAGAGTGGATTTTTCAAAATCGAGCGAATTGTTGAATCCGGCCACTTGATTTTTGTTCTTGATCTTTTTTTCTTTGCCATCTGGATTTGTGGAGATGGAACGCCCTGTGCCTCCAATGCTCTTGCGATTTCCGGGATTTTCATATCTTCCAGATACATCTGAAAAATCAGCTTTACAACCTGTGCGCTCTCAGGATTAAGAACAAGGTTTCTGCGATCTTCTGACAGCGCATAACCATATTTAGCCTGTCGATGGGTCAATGTACCTTCTTCAAAGTGATTCTGGCGATTGGTAATAAATTCCGAACGAATCTTATCAATGGTCTTTCCATTGAAATACTCTGCAACTTCTTCGGCAGTTTTGTCTGCACTGCAAAAGTCATCTTCCACAACTGCAAATTGGATACCAAGCGGATAGAACGTCCTCTGCAGTGCTTCAATGGCAAACGGAAGAGTTCTTCCACAGCGGAAGATAGAATCCACAACAACTGCATCAAATTTCCGCGCCATCCCATCCTGTACCAATTTGTCAAAGCCCTCTGTGGCTTCTGCTGCTCTCTTTCGGTCACTGTATTTTTCGGATACGTTGCACCCAAGCTTTTTTAGATACCGTGCAATTCGCTCATTCTGCTCCGCAATCGTATTGGATGGATTTTCTTCTCCGATCCTGCTGGAAATCGACCTTGTATAACTGACCCATTTCATTCCTCTGCCACCTCATTTCCATGATGTGCTTGATATTCCATAAATTTTTCTGTGATACTGTGCAGTTCATCCTCGAAGCAAAAATGAATTTCAATCTCTGTTTTGCTATGAACATCTATGTGGTCGATCAGTTCCACCACGACCCTACGTTCGAGCGTTTTGATATGTTCGTATTGCTTAAATTCTTCCAACCAAGTAGGAAGCAGTGTGTCGTGCTTTAATGCCTCCTGCTTCTTTTCGCGGATTTCCTGAATCTTATCCTGCGCCTCTTTTATCTTCTGCGCAAAGCGAGTATTCATTTCTCCGTACTCTTCCCGACTGACAACATCATCGCATAAGTCCTGATACAGACGGATTTTCAAATTACTGTACCGCTCTAATTCAGCTTCCAGTGCAGTGATCTGGCTGTCCAGAATCTTTATTCCAATCTGTTCGCCGCTTGCCAACTCTGCATTGGAGAGTACCTTTTCCGCTTCTACAAGAAGTGTCACTTGATGCCGAATCGCAGCCAGAACGCTTTCCGTCAGCTTCTCACTGTTTATCATGTGCGGTGTGCAGCCGCCGCCATTCTTATAGGTAGAGCAGTGATAGTATTGATACTTCTTTCCGTTTTTCGTCACCGTGCGGCGAATCATATTCTGCCCGCAGTCTGCACAGCGCAGAAAACCTGATAATGGATAAACTGTTGTCTGCGATGGTGCGGTACGAGTGTCCAGTTCCAACAACTGTTGTACTTGCTGGAACTCGCCTTTGCTGATAATGGCATCATGCGCATCTTCCACCCGAATCCAGTTTTCACTTCCAACATCATGGCTCTTTTTTACTTTGTAATTGATTTTCCTGCGTTTACCCTGAATCAATGTTCCCGTATAGGATTCATTTTTCAAAATACGATTGACGGAAACCACTGTCCACTTCTGATTCAGCCCAGCCTGAAAACCGCAGGTATAGTTGAATCCATTGGCTCTCTTATACTCGTTCGGCGGCAGGACACCCAGTTCGTTCAAGTGACTGGCAATGCGCTGTGAACTCATTCCGTTCAATTTCTGTTTGAATATTTCCTGCACAATGCCCGCAGCGTATTCATCTATAATCAGATGATTTTTGTCTTTGGGGTCTTTGCGATACCCATACCCTGCGAAACTGCCAATGAACTGACCTTCTTTTCGTTTCACATCCAAGTGACTGCGAACGCGCAGTGAAATATCCCGGCAGTAGGTGTCATTGATAAGATTGTTGAACGGAATCAGAATACGGCCCTTATCATCGTTTTCCTCTGCACTGTCATAATGATCGTTGATGGCGATAAAGCGCACACCCATGAACGGAAAGATTCTTTCCAGATAACGGCCCGTTTCAATGTAGTTTCTGCCGAAGCGAGATAAATCCTTGACGATGATGCAGTTGACGTTCCTTTTCTCAATGTCCTGCATCATCCGCTTAAAATCCGGGCGTTCAAAATTTGTGCCGCTGTAACCATCGTCCACATACTCGTCGAACTTGTGCAATTCCGGGTGCTTACCCATGTAATCGTTCAGCAACGCTCTTTGATTTTTAATGCTGTTGCTCTCCTGCTGGTCGCCATCCGAACGCGACAATCGAAGATATGTGGCACAGTTGTATTTTTCATTTCCCTGAAAAAACATAAAAAGCCGATAACCTCCTAATCTATTTGTCGTTCAGACAATAAACCAAGAAAATTATCGGCTTTAGTTAGCATATTCTGTTTTGACCCAAAGCCATTATCTCATATTTCACGGTTCATGTCAACGCTTTAATGTGCTAAAGTGTAAATTTTCTTCTACTTTCTTCTTTTTTTATTTCCGATGTGTCCTTGCGCATTTTTTCAGCGTGTCCTCTAATCGGTTCTCTCCGGCAAAACTAATCTTTACGACCATTCCCCGGTCAAGATAGCAGTAGGGGTTCTTGATCTGTGAAACAAAATCAACCATCCGTTCTCGCTGCGACAGGTCTTTCTTGATTTCCACATCGTTGATGTCCACCAGTTCTTCACGGTTCACATCACGAAGTTCCATTGCTGCCAATTTCTTCAAATCCTCAAGTGTATGCGTCATTTTCTGGTACATCAAATACCTCCCTTCACCTATAGCATTCTAAAAGGGGTGTTTGGCAACCAAATTTTGAAATTTCACAAAAATATTTTTTCAAGTGGTTGCCAAAAGGTGCTTCCAGAATGTTATAGGTATAAGGACAATTCTCGATTTTCCAGGTCGTGGGGCTTTTTCTCTCTTAGCGCAAGATTCGCCCATAGCCGCTCAAAACTCACTTTCGTGGTTTTTCCCGGCTGGCAATCTTGATGGGGATTCCGTTCCCCATTCCCACGGTACGCACAAAATCTTGGATTTTG